GTCATTTATAAATGGAAGAAAAAATGATAAACAAACATTGCCTAGAGGCGTTTAATAACCTAGAAAAAATACCCTACCATCCGCAGGAATACTTTGCTTTAGGCTGGAACGCTGCTATAGATGCCATGTCTGCTGAGTTTGCAAAAAAGTGGGAAATGGATGAAATTTCTGATGTACCATTTATAACCCAACCAACTAACGAGTCCTTGGAAGATAAAGAATGAGAGATTACGCTGATGTGTATTTAGAAGCCATGAAGATGCTTAGAAGTTTTTATAACCATGAGCTAAAGGAGAACCATTTAGAGGCAGCACAAGCCGCTTTAGAGGTTTCTGTACTGGCTACGCAGCTAAAGGTAATTGCAATGGAAAGGGTAAAGCATGATTGAACAGGGATCGCCCGAATGGATGGCATTGCGCCTGGGCAAAGTAACCGCTAGTAGGATTGCGGATGTACTAGCAAAGGTTAAGACAGGCGAGGCTGTAACTAGAGAAGATTATCGGACTGAGCTTGTAGTCCAACGATTGACCAATCAGCCTAGCGAGCCGTTTACCAATGCAGCAATAGAGCATGGGGTAGCGTATGAACCAATAGCACGAATTACATACGAGGCACACGCAAGCGTATTTGTAGAACAGGTGTCGTTTGTAGAGCACCCTACGATAGAATGGTTTGGATGTAGCCCAGATGGTCTTGTGGGCGAGGATGGGTTGCTTGAGATTAAGTGTCCCAGCAGCAAGAACCATATTAAGTATTTGCTAGGCGGCAAACCACCTGCTAAGTATGTGCCGCAAATGCAATGCCAAATGGCAGTAACAGGGCGTAAGTGGTGTGACTTTGTAAGCTACGATCCACGCTTGCCAGAGGATTTGCAACTGTTTGTAGTGCGACTTGAGCGAGATGAGGAGTACATCAAGCCTATGGAAGGTGAAGTACAGAAGTTTCTAAGTGAAGTTGATGAGATGGTTACTAAATTGAAAGGTACGAAATAATGGCTTACGAAATGAAAGAAGGATCAGGCAGCTTGTTTAAGAATGACCGCAAAGAGAAGGACACACATCCTGACTACACGGGGTCAATCATGCTAAACGGCAAAGAGCATTGGTTTAGCGGCTGGATTAAGGAAGGTAAGAAGGGGAAGTTTTTTAGCGTGTCTGTTGGCAAAGTAAAAGAGCAAAGCAGCTTTACGCCTAGGGGTAATGATGAGATGCCAAAGCAGTCACCAGAACTTGACGATATTCCATTTTAAGGAAAAGATATGAAAAAGATAGCTATTGGATTGGTAACATATATGTTACTAGCGTCAGGCGCTTATGCTTGTCAGACACAGACTTACATCATTAACGGCAAAGTAACGATCTGTACCGTTTGCCCTAACTATGTGATGTGTACATGATTAACCTAACAGAAGTAGTTACCAGACTATTGCGGCAAGGTCATTCTATAACTGACATAGAGAAAGCGTTTATGGCAGAGCTAGATTTGATTCAAAAGACCAAGCCTTTGCTCTTGGCACAGAAAGAATCAGACCGAGCGCCTTGATTAACAAGCGAGAATGGCGTGTATCCTTCACGAGTTTTGCTAGTTCACTTCCATTCAAACTAGCATGATTACTAAAAAGTTTAACCAGGCACTTCACGATAAGTACGATCCACCAGCACGGAAGGCGGTAACGGATTGGGTCAAAGTAAGGTGGGGCTTGGAATGTAGGGAAAACCCTAATGTGTATGGAGTTGATCTGCTCGCACACAGAGCAGGAAAGTTAGTTGGGTGTATTGAAGTAGAAGTTCGGGGCTGGGATTACTGCCGCTATCCCACCATTCACATAGCGCATCGGAAAGACAAGCTATTTCAGCAAGATCAGCCTGTACTATTTTTTGCACTAACTCAGAACTTAAAAAATGCGTATTGGATGAAAGCTGAGTTGGTAAAAAGTTGTCCATTGATAGAGGTCAAGAATACAGAGGTTTCTGCTGGCGAGTTGTTTTTCGATGTCCCAATCAAGCATTTTAAGTATGTTGACCTTACAGAGTTATGGTGATATTGCCCGAATCCAGTCTTGCAGGGATATTAGTTGGAGCGTGGTTTCAGCGCATTGTCCAATAAATACTGGGTCGGTGGCTTTTTCATCAACTCGGTGGGCGGTGATGGCAGCGCTGGGCAGCTTGTTGGTGTCTGGGTGGCGCAGCCCGTTAGCATAATAATTCCGCAAAGCAACAATCTTAGCTTCATATTCCCTCTTGCTATTGTCAGCGATTAGTTTGTTCTTTTGTTCGATCTGCTGGTTGATCTTTTCTTGTGCTTTAGCGGATGCCTCTAGTTCTGTTTTAAACGCATCAAAACGCTGTTTCTCAGCAGAGTAACCCCGATAGTAGCCAGTACCAAATAAAACGGCTACAAGCCCGATTATGCCAATTACTTTGTATAGCGGATTTATAAGCCCAAACACTTTTTATATTCCTCTTGTCTGCGTTTAGTTAATCCTACTAAGGGTTTGCCCTGAAACTGATCCCATCGTAGGATTTGGTTACACGCCCCAGCATAGTCTTGGCTGTTTAACTTCTTAACTAGCGTTGACTTGCAAAACGCATTACTGCCGATATTATAGGCAAGACTTGTATAGGCATCGTACTCGTACTGGTGTAGCGGTACGGTTACGCAGGACTTAATTGCTCCTTCAAAGCCTTGGACATCCCGTAGCGCCACATTGAGAGCTTTTTCTGGGTTCGTGCGATCTCCCAGCTTAACTCCAAATGTAGTTCCAAAGCCAATCGTAGGGACATCTCCAGCCACGGGAGTGTAAGCATTTTCTCTATATCCTTCGTGTAATAGTAGGGCTACCAGCGCAGTAGCAGACAGGCTAATAGTGGCTATGTGTTTGCGCTCAAACATCTCTCTGAGCCACCAGCCTAGAAACAAAAGCAAGGGTAACAAACACCAAAGATAGCGCAGCAAATATGTTCTTAGGGATAGAGTCATGGAATAACGGCAGTACCACTTCTATGCCTGATAACACACCAGCAATTACCATAAATCGGATAGACCACGCCTTGCGGAGTATTTCTTTCCAATTAGCGTATAGCTTCATTTATGGAAGAATGTGCTAGATAGCCAAGTTACTAAGCCGCCTATGAAAGACGAAAAGCCCATGATTGCCCATAGGCTTCCTTTAGACCGTTCTGCCATTGCTACCAGTTTCTTAATGTCGGCTTCCATTACATCTACTTTTTGCTGTAAATGCTCAACTTGCGTTACTAAGCCACCAAATTTAAAAGGGTCAAACTGGAATTGCTGATCGGACATTGTTAGCTCCATTGTTCTACAGGCAGGTCAGGGAAAGTAGCTTGTACTGGTGGGTTTAGCGCAATAGCACGAACCGCAGTACGGTAGTCTACAAACTCTTGCTTGTTTAGCAAAGGAACATCGGCAACTTGTGTCCAGTCTGTAGCAGCTAGTTTGCCCTCTGCTGTGGCTTTATTGCTTGCCTTGCATTGTGCATCTTTAGCGTCTTTAGCTTCTTGATCCATGTCTACGCAGATAAACTTAGTAAACCATTGACCTCCTACTTGCTCTACTCCGTCTTGTGCTACGACTTGATAGAAGGTAGGAGTAGGTTGTGCGCCATTTAGAACAGGATCAGCACCAAACTCGTTTAGGATTTCTACAGAGATTTGTGGTGGGAAAGATGTATTAGAGTTTATGCTTCTAAACTCCGACTCATACATTGTTTGACCAGTTGAACGAATACGAATTAACATGATTTTTCCTTATGCGATAGCCATGAATATGAACGAACCACCATTAGCGTTTATAGCGGCTGGTGCAGTAGAACTAATTTCAAATCCAGAAGATACTGGGTCTATGTAGTCTGTAGAAGTAACTTCGGCTGCTGTGCTGTTGAGTAACAAGTAAGGATCATTACCACTTATGATTCCTCTTGCTGTATCCCATACATACCAATCGCCTGTAGAGTCTGTACGCTTAATTAACACAAACCTTGCGCCAGCAGTAAATCCACAGTTAATCGTTTGGTTTGATCCGTTACCTGTGTAAGAGCCAACTTTAGACACTCCAGCACAAGTAGCAAATAGGTAGGCTACATAGGTGTCTGCCGAATTATTTACTGCTGTATTAGTTCCAAGACTAAAGACTGTTGCAGTTGGAGATGTGCTATTCCAAAATGTAGAATCTGTATAAACCCCTAAATCGTAGTTTAAAAGAGTATATTTTGTATTGCCTATAGTTTGATTATAAACAAACCAAGACTCAGCAAAATTTCTACGCTTAACAATCATTAACTCAGGAACTACACCAAGGTTATGACTAAAAGTTGTTGCGCTTCCTGTTCCGCTAAAGCAGACTGCATCCATGAACCCTGATGCTCTTTTAAAAAACCAATTAATAAATACTGAGCCAGTTTCATTAATTACACCGAAATTGGTTGAATCATTTCCAATGCTAATTCCATTTTGGTCAAATGATGTAAGTGATGTGTTGTCGGTTGCCTCTGCTGCTGTACTTCCAGTAAATAAAAATCTTTTTGCGCCCATAAGCTTTGTAAATGCTGCTGGTGTATAGCCAGTTCCAACTGCTGACGCTTTGGATATAACAAAATCAGGCGCAAACCCAACATTAGAAATTGTAGCATTTGCACTTGTTCCGCTTCTACTTATAGCGTTATAAACACTAGTACCCACAGTAGGCACTTTCATTGGTCTACGGATTGCCATGTAGATGTAGGTTTGCGTTCCAGATGGATACCAATCAAATCCAGTTGCGGTTGGACCGCCATAATTGCTTCCAGTAACCTCAGCGTCAGAATTATTTGGGCTAAGATAATTGTCTGGTTGCCCCTGAACTGTGTAGCCTCTCATGGTATCAAAAACAATCCAAGTTCCAACATCATCTGATCTTTTAATTAGAACATACTGCGGTTCATAACCAAGTGTTACCGATGTTACGCTTGCACCACTAGTAAATGTTCCACAACTAATTACATTATCTGTTCCTGCTGTACCAAATCCACCAGCGTTATGGGCGAATAGGTATGCTACATATTGAACACCGTTACGATTTGTATTATAAGAATCGTATGTAGTATTTGTTCTTGATACTGTAAATATACTACTTGTAACATCGGTATTATATGCATTCCATATATTATCACCTGCTTGAGTAGTATTTAATTTAAAACCGCTAGTTCCAGCACCAATGTGTCGAACATTCCAATCAGATGTACCATCTACAGCTTTAACAATAACCATTCCAGGTTGTGAACCTAAGTTATGAGCTATTTGCCTGTCAACAGTATCATTACCAGTATAAGTAACTACATCAAAGAACTTAGGTTGTTCACGGAATGTCCAAGAGCACATAGACAAGCCACTACCATTCATTCCAGACGATGTACCTAATGTAAATCCATTCGAATTAAATGATGTGATGTAATTTGCTGATGTTGATTCTCCTGATGTGTCGTTACTCCACAGAGTTTTATTACCGCCACGAACAGTATCTACTAAATGATGATATTCAAAAGCATTGTTTCTCGGCTTTGTCCAAACTAACCCACCTTCACCAGCTAAATCTATTTCATTGGTAATTGTTTGGGATGCGCCTGTACCAGAATATAAAAAAGTAGAAAATACATCTTCTACAAATACTGCTGGTGGCGCAGATACGGAAGCTGCTAGTGCTTTTTTATTAAGCATCGCCAACCCTCGCACCGTATACTTGTCCAGCTACTTCCCACAGTACGATTACTGTATAGCCTGTAGTATTAAGTGTAGGTGCTGCGCCAGCATTAGTTTTCCAAACTACTCCGCTACCGCCAAAAGTTGCATCAGTCCAAGTCAGAGTGTAAGCAGAGCCATCGTCTACCATTAGGACTACAGACTCGCCATTGGCAAAGTTTGTAGCTTTAGGTGTACGGCTTGCGCCTAGAGTAATTAACTGGATAGAGCCGTTGCCTGGATCAATCTCAAACCCTGCGCCATCGGTAATCGTAAAGATGTCCTCTAGAATCGTTCCAATGATTGCAGGATCGGTCAAAGTCTTATTGGTGAGGGTCTGTGTGCCTGTAGTAGTTACATCGCCTGTAGCCCCTGTAGCAAAGCCTATGACACCTGCTCCGTCTGTCTTTAATACTTGGTTAGCTGTACCGTCTGCGGTTGGCAAGGTAAAGACATTGACAAAGGTAGTCAGGTTTTGATCGTAGGCTTGGACATTCGTGCCAATCGCTAGACCAAGTGCTGTACGAGCAGCAGAAGCAGTAGTAGAGCCTGTACCGCCAGCAGTTAGTGGGATGGTATCTCCGCTAGTACCAGCTTGCAGGTCTTTAATCTGCTTCATCAGGGTACGGATTGCATCGTTTATTCCGCTAGGAGCGCAACCTTCGGCAATATCAATGCCGTTAATATCGGTATTATCTGCG